GTAATACACACCTCCAGAAAAAGCATATAAAATTCTGTTTGTTCCAATGATGGCGTATTTTCTAGATAAACTATTTACAAAATGATGTAGCCCTCTACCAGCACCTGTAAGATTACTATCTCCTAGTTGCTTCCAACCACCTATTTTTTCTGGTGATCCATAACGAAATCTAACATTATCACAATCAACCCACTGACTCTCTGCTCCAGTTTCTGTGACTTGTTTGTTAATACCTGGCTGAAAACCTATCTTTTGTAGCATAATAATCCATTATACCCATTTTATAGTTAATTAATAGATTAAAAGCAGGGAGAGGGTGTGGTGGTGTCTCTCCCTACCAGTCTATTGTATAGACTATTTTGTAGAATTAGTCAACTTTGTGCCCTTAAACCAAGCAGGTAAACCTATCATAGGTCTTTTGTCCAAGGCATTTTCTTTTGCCATTTTAGATCCTGCTTTGTTATAATGTAAAAATACTTGACCACAATCTTTACCTGTAAACTCTTCTCTCCAATGTTCTAAATCACATCCAGAATATATTAACATATCGCCTGGATTTAGTTTTACTTTAACACCAGCTTGTCCTTCTTTACCAGTTGGGTCTAAATATATTGGCCAATCATCACCACCTAAATTTAAAGTGGTAGATATTTCACAAGAGTATCTATCTTTATGTCTAGCTAATACATCACCTTTTTTATATATTCTAGCATACGAATATGTTTCAGATAATTTTAATCCTGTATGTTTTTCCATAACAGGTTTTACTTGTTGCAACAAAGTCTCCATAGCAAGATCACCATAGTGTGAATACGTATTAGGAACTTGTTCATCATGCCATATACCCCAATAATCTGTAAATGGTGAAATGTATTTAGAATCAAATAATACCTTTGCTACATTTCTTTTATTTAAAAAATACTTATATACAAAATCTGCTAACTCTTTTGATATTGCATTTTTTAAAACACTATATTTATTTTTTTTGAACGACATTTAAAACTCCTTTCGGTATCGCTTGGCAGTTCCAATGTATAAACCTAAAAGGTTCATAACCCATATCAACAACATATTGATGTGGCATATACGATGGAAAGAATATCATTCTACCTGGTTGAACTTTATAATGAATTTGTGAACTTGCATATGTGACTTTTGATTTATCCTTTTCTGGTAAAAGATTCATAATATTACCTGGTCTTGGATCTTCAAATATTGGTAATGATGTTGCTTCTGATGCTTTTAAAAAATAAAAACCAGATATGTGACCATTCCAATGTGTATGTAAAGTATGATGTCCACCACCTTTTTTAGCAAACTCTTGCACCCACATTTCTGTAGTAAACACTTGATAATTTGTTAAATCAAAACCCATCTCTCCTAATAAATTATTTGCAGTCGCACCAATGTAGTCTTGTAACTCTTTAAAATTAGGGTCATTAATTAAACTGGTTGAGTGAAATACGTGACCCATATCCCCTTTATCACCAAACTTTTTATTACGTTTATCTATGTCTGTCTTTAATCTTTTTTGTGAATCTTTTATATATTTATCAGATGCCTTGTTTAATTTTTTTACAAACTTAGGTTCGTCAGCCCACCATATAGGACATTTAAAATATTCTTCTAATTGTAATTGTTTAGGGTAATTTGCAGTTTCTTTTTTTATTTTTTTATTCATATTTATTTTTAAAAATAATTAAAGTTAATGGTTATTCTTCTTTTTTTATCATCACATAAACTACTTGAATGTAAAACACTTGGGTTAAATAACACTGCTCTATTTGCTTTTGGTGTTATAGTTTCATTTTCAAAATAAGTGCATCCGTTGTTATCATTTATATATAATAAACAACCTTTATGATTAAAAGTATAATCGGCATGTGGTTTATTTTTTTGTTTTTTATTTACTGTAAAATAACTATTTGCTTTTATTCTTATAATACTTTTACATTTTAATTTTTCTATAGTTGATAACCACATATTAAACCAATTACTTCTAATACCTGGTTGTCTATAAAAAATATGTGTAAGATAAAAATTATTTTTATCATCACTATTGGTTATGCCATCATTATAGTACCAAGGAAAACTATCTCCCATAATATTATCACTAAGTTTATTAAACTCATCTTTTTCTAAAAAATTATCTATTACTTGAATGGCCATCCTAGATTCCATATCACTAAACTATATCTAGATCCTTTTTTAACTGGACACACTCTGTGCCAAACAAAAGAAGGAAACACAACTAAAGATCCCTTTGGTAAAATTTCTGTGCATTTTCTAATGTTTGGTTTTTTATCTGGATCTTTATCTCTAAAATCAAATTCTAATTCACCACCTTTATAATCTTTTGGATCTGATAAACTTACAGTTACAGATAATTTTCTAATTTTACCATGATCAGATGCGTTTGAATTTTCTCTAACATATGGTCTATTCCAACTGTCACAATGCCAATCATAAAACTGACCTTTTTCATATTTTGTAAATTGACATGCTTCTGAATAATCCCATTGAAAATTCCAACCTGCATTTGCAT